TTTTTTCATAGAAGCTAACTAATAGCACGCTAAAGAATGTCCCGCTTGCCAATGTATTTCACAATCTGCTCTGGTCCTGGGCTCCGATACAAACTATTCCAGAATACTCTTTACAAGTCAGTAAATACTCTTAATAGGGAGATAAATGTTCTTTGGCCTGTTCAAAATGTAGAAGCTGAGAAGTTGAGGATGAATAGGAATAGTAGCATAAATGTAACTTCTTATATTAGAAAGTGTAATGATACGCTTCACAACTTGTGTAAGTGGTCATTTACCGGATCTAATCTGGAGGTCATGGTAGATGGCAATAGAATTGTGGCTCCTGTTATTGAGGTGACTTCTGACGGACTTGAGAAACTTCCATACAATGCATATTCCTTTGTGCCTAAGGGAGAAATTCCTTCAGAGGGCCATGTAGCTTACTTGGAGCCCCACTTGTATAGCACGGACCCAAGCAAGGGATTTGTGCCTATGGCACCTAGTGTGCCTATGGCCTCTTCAGCCTCTATACCAGTAGCTCCAGTCGTAACCTCTTCATCTAAGAATATTCCTACTGCAAGACCTTGCCAGCTTGCACCCCATATAGTGAAGATCGTTCTTGCTGAATCCATCAGAAAGAATGAGCTTTGCCCTATTACAAGTGACCCGATTACGGAAAGTTCAACTGTTACTCCATGTGGCCATGTATTCTCCAAGGATGGTATCGAGAAATGGCTACAATCCCCTCAATCCAAGGGCCTCTGCCCTCTTTGCAAGCATCACATTCTCTTCTGAACATGAGGAGTATACAGAACTTCTGAATCAGAGCAACGATAATCTACAAAACAGAGTCCAGAGGGATCGTTGAATTTTTCTGCATTAAGATTCCATATTTTCATAATATTAAAGGTACCCTTCTTTGGACTCATACTTAATCCAATACAGTTATTATCTTGCTCCTTGAATGCTAGGCCCAACATTGCCTGGATTATTTGAGTAGTAAATACATCTTTAACATTATCAGAGGGAACTTTGATACTATAACTACCCCCACGAATGTTCTGGTGATTCTCCCATAGGGGTAAAGTCTCACCCTTCATAAAAAAAGGCTGACCACTCTTCAAACGTGTGCTACCAACCTCCTCAATCGTTGATAAAACATCCTCCCAGGTTTTACATACATTCACTTTCGTAAAGGTATCAAGAGTCCATTTTTCAGAATCACCCTGATGAAAATATAAGGTCCATGGACCTGTAGAAATAGGGTCGCTGAGATTTACATTTGGAACCTCGCACATTACTAAATTAATTAAGCGACTATTCATTAAGCCCCTTTGTAACACAATCACCCATATCTGTAATGCAATCTACGGTTATAAGTTCTAATAAATGGAAATAAGAAACATTATTCTCACAGCACCATAGAGCAAATATTTCACTAGTTGTTGGCTCTGAAGAACCGGTATATTGAATTTCATTGATCCAATCAGATAAATCAATATCAGTGTGACCTGGTATCTTGACAACAAACCCAAGATATGGAATATGTTTTTCTTTTCCATTCAGAATTGAATTAGGTTCTAAAAATCTTGGTGGGTCTAATTTACATCTCCATCTAACACCTTCACTTGGAATATTTCCAAATGATTCAGAAGATATCGGAATTGGTAGATTTTTAAGAAAGACCCATTCTTTCTCAAGCGCAATTTCATTATAGACAACTCTTGCAAGATTTTTAGTCCTATTAATTAAAATTACACTTATATTATAAGCCCAAGGCCCCCAGGCCCAAAGAAATTCTCTGAACATCTCTCTAATTCTAGAATTGTTCAGAGTATTTAAGTTTCTTACGCTGATCTTTCGTTACGCTGATCTTTCGTTACGCTCAAGTAAATCTAGAAATCCCACATTTAGCACCCATTCTTAGAAGTGGGTTTGCAGGGCAATTTAGAGACTTTTTATTACAAGTATTATCAAGGGGTTTATTAGGACACTTGCATTTTGTAACAGGCTCTTGACATGTATTACAAGAATCATAAGAATCATAAGAATCACAAGAATCATAAGAATCTGAAGAATCATGTGAACTAGAAGATGCTAATGACCCAAACCAAGCTATAACAATATAAACTGGTATAATTCCCAAAAAGACCCAATTCAATAATTCAAAGCCGTAGTTACATAATATGAAAAAAAGAATAGTTACTGTTCCTCCTAATAATAAATGTTCAGTAATATTTCTAAATTTACTATTGTATATTTCAATTAATACAATCGCAAGTGTTATTGCGGTCATTAGAATACCAGATAAACATACCATATCTAATTAGTAGCTAACTTTTTCATAATATTCTTCACTGGATCATATTGACCGATCGCATCTCCAATTTCACCCGCATCATTTGCATAGACGGTATTCTCAGAATCCTTGAAGAATGAGCGACCCTTGAATGTCCACTCCTCTACCTCAAGACCCTCTTCCTCTTGAGGGGACTCAGGAACCTCGACGTCAGGTGCCTCCTCTTCCTCAATATCTGGAATGACATCGTCGTCAGGCATATCCTCCTCAGGCATATCCTCCTCAGGCATATCCTCCTCAGGCATATCCTCCTCAGGAACCTCTGAAAGCTCACCTACATGATTCATTTCTGGAACAGGAGTTACATAAACATCCTTCAATTCAGAAGCTTGTGCTGTATGCTGGAGACAGGGAATCGTTGTTACAGTATCAATACTCTTCTTCTGCTCAATCAAAAGTTGTAGAATATTCATCATATTTGTATTGAGGCTCTGAATCTCCTGAAGCATAGTGCTAAATTGCCCATTTTGCTTCTGGTGAAGATATGCCATTGTGTTAGAAAGCTCCTGAATTTGGGCATTTACGCCATTCAAGTTAAAATTCTGATTACCATTATTTCTAAGATCAGGCTCCCCCTTTGATTCGCTTAGTTGTGCAAAATCATCTGCCATCCGCAAGAGACTTGCATTAATCTCATTCTGTGCTGTCTTTAGAGCCCTATACATTTATACATACTTATTAAACCCGTTTACAATCAATTTTTTAACCCCTAATTTTCACATTCAAGTTCATCACAGCATCGAGAGTGCTTTCCTTATCCTTCAGAGGCTTAGACCTTTTCAAGCGCAATCCAGGCTCTAGATTCTTAACAATATCGACAGTTGTGCTAGTATTTCTCAAGGATGTCTCATAAAAATCAATTGGCTTTGTATCTAGAGTAGCTAAGATACTAATTACAGGAGGTAGATGGGTATCAATTCGCAATTGCTTCTTATCAATTATATTTCTATACTGCTCGTGAGTCAAGGAGCCACCGAAGAACTTCAGTGATTCTCTGGGAGGAGAAGGATGAATAGAAGATGTCTGAGAATACATGCGATGTAGAAGAGCTTGCCTCTCCCAGCGCACTTGAGGGTCGACCTGCTCATTCAATAGGTATGACAAGGAACATGATAGAGTACAAAAATTCCCATAGACCTTGTATAGACCATTTTCCTCCAGAGTTGGTAATACCACGGGGCTACCCTCGAAGCATCCAGCGCACCAGAAGCAGGCGGCCTCGACGGATTCAGGTAAAGTCTGAGTCTCATTTGCAACACGATACTCTAACATTACATCAATTGTCCTAAACGCCTTTGTCTCTTCAACCTTCACTGGAACTTGAACAGTTGTTGCTATAGCAATGCTAGGGGTAGGGCCATTATTCTGAATAACTTCATTCGTATTAGTCTCAATAAGCTCCGCATTACTTGTATAGAGATCATCTTCCTCATATGGTTCAGGAACACCAGGAGGCCTGGGATCATAGGTCAGAGGACCATCTTGAAACTGGATTTCAGTAGTTCTAAATGGTAAATGAGCAATAAGAGGTCGACGAGGTTCAGGAGTAAAGGTTCCTTGAATTCCACCATCAGCCGAAACGACTGCAACGATTGAAACGGGTTGTTTTGTTTTTGGTACTCTCTTGGTCTTAACTTCCTTGACCTTAGCCATAACTTCTGTATCAAATTGGCTTCTAGGGTTTAGGTCTTTTTACTCAATATAAAGAAAGGCACTTAATGATATCCAATAACATACATTAGATGGATAAATCGAGGGTGGATAGATGTATAGAAGCAATGATTAAAACCCCAAGCACATTTCAACATTGTATCTTTGTAGGTCCTCCAGGCTGTGGAAAGACGACGGCTGCATGGAATATTGTTCACCAGTTTTACAAGACATCTTTGGAGAGAGTTGGGCGAGCACTTTTCTTAAATGCAAGTGATGAAAGGAGTTTAGAAGCAATTCGTTCTAAAGTCTATCCATTTACTGAGTCTGCAGGCACTGGACTCTTTGGATTTACAGATAAACCCAAGATTATAATTTTTGATGAAGTTGAAACTTTGACAGAACCAGCCCAACTCGCTTTGAGGCCTCTCTTGGAAAAACCAACTTCAGATATTTTAGTTTTCTTTTTGTGCAATTCACTTTGTAAAATTCACGCCTCATTAAGGAATAGATTTTTTGTTCTAAGATTTGATCCTCTACCTGAAACGGTTTTAAAATCTAGACTAAAAACAATTGTTAATACGGAACCTCCAGGGAGATATGATGTCCGCTTGAGAAGAAGTGATTTGAGATATTTTCTTCTAAATCCCCAGGACTCTCGGAAAGCTACAAAATGGCTTTGCAAGCTCCTTTGCGCTCACCCTTTAAAGCGTAAGGAGATATGGAAGCAGTCATATGAAGATATGTCATTACAGATGTTTGGATGTCATATGCTAAGTCTATCACTCATTACAAATACTGGATTTTCAAAGTGGAATGAATGGATTAAGATTTGTGATCCAAATCTTTGTATTTGGACTACATCAGAATCCACAATTGATTCAATGGAGCAAATGTGGACAAGTTTATTTACTGAGTAAATATCGCCCGTATGGAAAAATTTGTCTTAGGCCTATTTGTGATACTGTATCAAAACTTGTAAAAATACTAATTAGCCAATCAGCAATTTCTTTCTTCTTTTTAAGACAGGAGTGCAAATATATTCTGTGATAAATATACTCCCAATTGAGATTGTAATCAAAATCGTGCTCACGAATATTACTATAATATGTCTGTAGTCCTACTAAGTCACCTTGATTAACAAATGTTTTACATTCTTTAATCACGGATTCATTCATTCTGTATAACGTATGTATAATTATTTAAATATGTAGTCACATATATCTCTGGCAGAAAAGATATATTTGATACTATAAAAATATAGATATATATAGTATGTGTTATTCGGCAGAAGCTAGTTTCATATCTCTTTGTATAGGATTATTAGGATCTATAAGTGTTTATACATTGAATACTATGTTTGATAAAATTTTTGCTTTATTTTTAGGATATGTCTCACTAATGCAGGGTATTGAATTAATCTTATGGAATAATCAGAAGTGTGATGCATTTCATAAACGGATATCTTTCTTAGGAATGTTATTGAATTTATCACAGCCTGTTATTTTAGCCATTATAATTTTATTAATAAGTAATCGTAATGAATTTAAACTATATATTGCTATAATAATATTTATATACATTCTTTACGGGTTATATTTTATAGATTCTTACAAGACTGATCTACAATGCACGAATCCTAGACCCAATAATCCACATTTAGTATGGAACTGGACTATTTTATCTAGTTGGTGGTTAGACAATCTCATTTATATAATAACAATCTCAATAATTGCTATTCTTGGTATGCCATCTCTAAATCAAGGTATAATATTTGCTGGAGGATTAACTATATCTATGATAATAAGTAGCATCGTATATCAAAGAGAGAATATGGGTTCAATGTGGTGCTTTATTTCAGCATTATCTCCGCCATTATTTTATCTTTACAGAAAAATTGGATTTTATCAACCTATATAACTTACTCAAAAAAATGAATCGATAACTTAAACCCGTTTAGGTATGAGCTCTAATGAATTGACTATGAGTCGCTTGAGGATTTCAACGATGGTGACAACTTGTCACGTAGGCTGTGGTATTCGCTTGAGTAGACTCTTTACGAATCTAAATAAATGGGCAATTCCTTTTGGATATCCTGGAGAGGGTTTCTTGAAGATGGAATACGAGACAAAGGTCACAGGTTCTTCAACTCGAGATGTCTTGACTAAGCGTAAGGTAACTGAGAAGACATTCTTCAATCAAGCTACTCTTGTAATTAGAAAGAGATGTGAGGGGAGGGGATGGAAGGAGGTGAATATTAAGATGTTTGCAAACGGTGGAATTCAGATGACTGGAGTTCCAACGGCTGAATTTAGCCAGGAGGCTATCCAATTCGTAATTGACCAAATTACAGGGAAGGATCCAGAAGTATTTACTGATAAGGCTTCTTTAACAAAATTCCGTATTCAGCTTATTAATAGTGATTACAGTATTAATAGGCAGATTTACCAGGATAAGTTACATAAGGTTCTGAGTAATGTCTATAACTTGTTCTCATCACATGAGAGCACTATATATCAGGGCGTTAATACGAAATACTATTATAATAAGAAAGGAAATCCATTAAGGCCAGGGATTTGTGAGTGTAAGGCGCAATGTAATGGTCAGGGACTGGGTGATGGTGATGGCGAGTGCAAGAGAATTACAATTAGTCCATTTAGTTCTGGAAAGATTATTATTACGGGGGCGCGTGAAATGGATCAAATTAATGAGGCGTATGAATTCTTCAATGAGATTTTGAAGACTCATCAGAGTGAGCTTCTATTTACACCACAGGCACCTACGGCTGCAATTGTACCTTCGATTGTACCTTCGGTTGTACCTTCGATTAACGCGTAAAACATTCCTATCACTTTTCCAGAACTACGGCAGACGATGTCAGCACCAGCCCCCCCTACGAATACAGTTGTTACTGCCCCTGTAACTCCTCAGACTGAGGTAGTTCCTTCTGCTGCTACACTTCTAAGTGCTGCAAAGCTTGCCATTCAGAAGGATATGCCAATCCAGCTTGATTATTTTGTTGATTCTGCTGAGGGTAAGGCATTCCTAGGTGAGGATGCCACGACTAATGAGAAGATGCTAGTAAAGAACTCTGAGGAGTATACGAGTCACATTAGTAAGATTTACAAGGCTGGTGATGATTTTATTATCCTAACTGAGAACTCTATTTACTTGGTAAGTTCCAAGGTCCAGAAGCGTAAGATCCAGGCTTCCACACTTCGTGGCGAGTAAACTTGACCTTCGCCTAATAGTAATATAAAAACTAGGATATAAATCTTAATTTTTATATTTTACAAGATATTTAATCATAATCGCAGCTATCAGAATTATATCCTCTTGATCCCTTATAAGAATAATCATTAGACTGGATACTAGAAGATTCACGTGAATTTTCTGCTTGGGCAAACTTGGTATTACGCATATTACTACTTTGTACAATGGGTTCACCAGTAGGACATTGTATGTTAATTCCCTTCATTGCACTCATTTGGGGTAATAAATTATCAGATACAGCCCTTGATGCAACTGCAGATATTTCAGCTACTCTTAATCTATCAACAACTAACTGAGCATCTGCAGCTGATGCAGCAGCAGCTGCAGCCGGAGATAATGAGGGACATGTAGGGGTAGGAGTGGGTGTAGGTGTAGGAGTGGGTGTAGGGGTGGGAGTGGGTGTAGGTGTGGGTGTAGGTGTGGGTGTAGGTGTGGGTGTAGGTGTGGGTGTAGGTGTGGGTGATACAATAAATCCATCAACTCTTGTAAAAACGCGAAATAAGTAAATTACTAGAAGAATTATAATAAGATATCCTAATATTTTTTCAAAGGTTAACTTAGCCATCTAATTATTATTACAGATTTATCTATTATTAAGACTCTGGTA